ATCTCCATACAGACCAAGCAAGCCCTGAGACTGCCCCTTGAGGCTCGCCATCTGCTGTGCCGTAAGGAGGGGTTGAAGGCCAGCCTCATAGCCAACTTGCTGGCGCAGGAGTTGGTCTTGGGCGCGGAGGGCATTACTACCCTCTGCGAGATACTGGTTGTAATCAGCAGTAGGATTAGGTGCTGGAACTTTTGCTTTGCCGCCCATTAGATTGTGTGGATTAGGTTAATGTATTTATTAGAGAGTTCGCTGACTTTATCAAATTGAATGCCCCACTTACGCTGGTTTTCCCAGTTCGGGAAGCGGGTCTTAAAGCGGGATACCAAGCCTACGCGCCCAGCCGTATCTAACGCACACCAGTCCATAACGCAAAGTTCCTTCTCGGCTTCCTGCTCTACCGGGATCCGCTTAAAGGCGGTCAGGGCAGACTCGTCCCCGGTGTAGGGGGTGTCGATGGGGTAAGCCACCCCGATGCCAGAGATACGACTTTCGTCATACGCTACGAATAGGTAGTCGTGCAGGAACGCCCAGCGGAGGTAGTTCTTGGTGTCCGTAATGCCGAACGCCTCCCTGCGACCCTTGTAGCGGTTCGCATCAATAAAGGAGGTTAGTTCGGACAGGAGCATCAGGCTGTCTTGTACTTGTAGATTCGGAACTTGGAGACAGGGATTGTAATCCCAGAAAGGTACGGGCTTGCCGTAGTGTTCCCTAGAACAAAACTATAACCAGCAACAGAAAAAACAGCATCAATAGTAAATGTGCTTGTGAAAGACGATGCAGTATCAAATACTGTATTGAAAGCGGTTTGCTCTGTGTGTTGATATATAGATCCAGCACCCTCGACATCAAACACGCCACGAAGTGCAGTGCTAGGAGTCGTTTGGTTCAGTCTAATCCCAGCCTCACCACTACTAAGTGACCTACTGAACTGAAACACAGTTTCAATGATCCAAATCTCTCCTGTGGGTTTTGTGTAAGAAGCAGATGTGAAATAGGAAACCCAAGCAGTAGTGCTAGTAACTGAATTAGATGGGATTGTTTCCTCAACGATATCAGTCAGAACATAACCGACAGTACCGTTGACTTGCAAAGCACCTGTAAAGTTAGCAGTACCGCTTGATGTCAATGCACCAGCAAGTGTGGTAGCGCCAGCAACAGTAAGACCACCAGCAACTGCCGTAGAACCGTCAACATACAGGTTTCCGGCAACCGACTCGTTCGCAGGGTTCTTAACCAACCCCTTCTTGGTGTACGAAAGTGTACCCGATCCAACCGTAGCCGCTGTGGTCATCACATAAGTGAACGAGTTCGTCAGAACAGTAGCCACCCGGAATGTGCCGTTGTAACCAGTAGCGGCGGCTGTGACTAGGATAACCTGTCCAACCGTCAAGGTGTGAGCCGTAGAAGTGACCGTGACAGTCAGGCCGTCAGCAGAGGTGTACGCTTGCCCGGTGACAATCGTGCCGTCATTGGGCGTGATAACGATATCGCTGTTCGCGCCAGCCGTAATAGCAGAGGTCGTGATAGCCACATTAGACCCAAGCACATCAGAGACATTAGCCTCACGCAAGGCTGTGGCAGACAGATCGTACAGCAGGATAGAGTCACCAGAGGCAACCGTGTTAGCCGTGATGTTCGTCTGGTCAGTGATAGCCCCCGGCAGCAGGGTAGCGCCGTTGGTCTGGTTGTTGAGTCGGGTAGCAGTGACTTGCTGCCCATCAACATAGGTTTCTGGAGATTGTAATTGAGCCATTTATTTGCGAGTTTGAGTCATATGTCCGGGTACGATAGCCTCTACGGTTACCGATCTAATGGACGGGCGAAGGTTAGTAGTATTGAACTTAACTTGAGAGTAGTAGCCGGACTTGCGAACTGGTAGGCGAAGTGTCACGTCTTCTTCCAAGGGCGATCCGTAGGAGTTGATTACCGTGTTGAAGTCAGGGTTCACCGTAATGAAGGTGGTCTGAAGGTTAGCCCCGGCTGTGAAAGCTGCATCAACCTGGAGACTGGAGAACCGCTTTTCACGGTTAGTCTGGAAGGTGTAGGCGCGGGTAATCAGTTCCCCAGCGATTGTGATTGGCGGGAAGGACAACGCGGTGAGGGTAGCGGGGATGTAGAAAGGCAGGACTGGGGTTCCAGTCACGCCAGGGGAAGACGCACTGAACTCATCGTTATCGAGTTCCTCTAGCAAGAACACGCCTTCGTTCTTATCGACCATAAACAAGCGGCGACGATTACCACGCTTGGCTACAACAAACTTCTCGATGGCCTGAGCTGCGTTATAGGTGTCAACGGACTCCCAGGCTTTGTTCAGGAAGTTGTACACTAAGACCGTGTTATTCACCGTACTGCCATCCAAGGGAACGGCTAGGTAGTATCGGTTTTCCCAGTAGGCAGAAACAGCCTTATCGACAGCAGCGAAGTTAATCCTAGCGATGACATCAGAAATAGGTGAAGACAGAGGCTCTGCGAGCGTAAGGAGTCGCATCCCTTCTGGGGTGTTCGCCGATCCGTTACCAGCGCCAGCCGGGTTAAGCATATACACCCCGTTGTCCGACAGAAACAGGATGCCACCGCCAGCCTGGACGATAGACCCCTTAGCGATGCAACCGATATCAGAGGCGAGGGACTTGATGTACGAGTCGGCTTCCGTAGCAGCATTACCAGAAGCATTAGCACCTACACCGGCAGCAGCGTAGAAGATGCTGTTCCGCATAAAGATCACGAACTCATTCAGAGTCCAGGGCGTAACGGCTACGAGGGTATCAGAGCTGCCGTCGTTAATGGTGAACACATCTAGCGCCGACCAAGTGCTATCAGATAGGTAGTGACTGACTTGGATGGTATTACGATCCGTCTGGACGATATGACGGTTGCCGTAGTAGATAGCGTGACGGCTGTTCGGATAGTTATGATGGGTTCCTGCTGCTGGTACAGCAATAGTCGTGCTTCCATCCCAACGCAGGACGGACTTACTGAAGCCGCGCAGGATGTACACATAGCCAATGCCAGTGGCCTGATAGAGTTCGACCTCATCTGCCGCAGTGATGATTTGCCCAGCCGGGAAGTTCACCTTGGCTGAGAGGGTGTCTGTGTCTGGGGTGAAGGTGAAAAGCCCGTCACTAACGACTAGGATAATCAGTTCTGTCCCGGTGGCAGTCGTGTACGAGCAAGAGCCATAGACAGCCTGACCTACGAGAGCGCCAGTTGTGAGTCGTTCAGCACCCTTGCGGACGGTAGCGATCCCACGATCCATACGGATGTTCTGAGCCTTGGAGACGAAGTTCTTACCCAGAATGACCGGGTTGTCCCTAGAGTTCAAGCCGATGAACCCTTCGTCACCATCGACTGCGTACTCTCTGGAAGGCATTACTTACCTGTGACGGAGTGCCAGATGGCGAGCAGTTTGGAGGAGTACCGAGCGCCGACATAGACACCACCGAGGAAGGCAACTAGGGCGAGGAGTAGTGTGAGCATATTATTCGGATTGTGGGACGACCTCGACCTTAACCAAAGCACCGAGGTTGACGGGGGTTTGGGCTTTGGCGAATGTGACGAGGATTTCGGAGGTGCTGGACACTACGAGTTGCGTACCGTTATAGGCTGGGAAGACAGCGGACACGATAGGAGGCGGGCTGACGCAGTTGTCGAAGCCGCCAAGCAGATTGGTGATGCGGTAAGTGGTCATTAGTTTACGAGGAACTTGAGGTTAAAGAGGACTCCCGTAGATGTAGCGGTCGGGGTTGTCACATTTTGTAAACCGACTACCACGGTACTTTGTCCAGCGGCGCCGGCAGTAGATGGGGCGGCTGAACTTGAACCAACGAGGCTTCCGTTGACATAGCAGTAGGCGTTGCCTGCACCATCAGAATAAACGACTACATCAAACATCTGTTGATGCGTAGGCGTAAATGAGGTGGTCACCGAAGACAGGGTAGTTCCATCGTGAACTTCAAGCACAAGGGCAGACAGGATACTTGTTGAACTAGCACCAAAACTAACGCCTATGCTACGGACGGTAGGCGTGGCAATCGCAGCAGTAGCACCACCGATGTTTAGACGATAGACGCACTCAGTCTGGAAGGTTACCTGCGATCCGATGCGAGCAGAGATGGCTACTGGCCTCGTCCAATTAATGCCAGTGGAAGTGTTTCCACCACGTATGAAAGAACCGCACGACCTAGATACATAGCCAGCGGCTGTTCCGTTTGCCAAGAAAGTGGCTCCATTGATAAAGGCTGTCGATGAACCAGCGGTATTGGTGGCAGTCAATGACGATGTAAGACTTGGAGCAGTCGCAACGCTCATTTGGCTAATCATAGCAGTCAGCGGATTGAGAGCCGTGGTCGTTGAAGTGCCAGTTAACGCTTGTGCTTCCGTAGCGTAAGCCACCCCAAGGTTCGTCCTAGCCGTAGGAGCAGACGCCAAGTCGCTCAGGTTGCTCGCAATCTTCAGAGCCAGCGGGTCGGACTCAACCGTCAGCCCGACATTATCCGTCTGTGAGATAGAGATACTCATTAAGCGACAGCGTAAGCGATGTGGACAGGCGTGGCAGCAGCAC